GAGCGCAACCGCATCGCAGTCCTTGACGGTTAGAGTTACCTTGGGACTGCCCTTGCAGACTTGCCACTGATAGCCTTGCCCATCGCGTTGCGCGCTGCGCGTCGTCTTGACTTGGACGCGCATGATGTCGCCATTGCGTATCGCAATGATGTCATAGCCCTCCGCGTCTACAAGTGACGCGCTCCATCCGTAGCCACAGATGATGGAACAAGCCAGATACTCACCAGCCGCGCCGATTTGTTTTGCGCTAGGCAAGCGCCTCTAGCCGGGCAGCGTGACGCTCTGTGCGCGCGGTCGTCTGGCGGTACAACTTGCTGTCGCGAAGCTGCGCCGCCGCCTCTCGCCACACTCGCGCCTCGACGGCGGCGTGGTGCTTGATGAACTTTTCATATCTGGGCAGGCCAAGCTGAAAGGCGAGACTGACAATAGTAACCTGTGCGTCCTCGGGCATTTCCGGCAAGTCGGGGTGAATCCACATCGCGTCGTTGATTGCCTGCTGAACGTCTTTCTCAAACAACTCGCTGACGCGCTCCTCGCTGACCGGCGCGCCAACAGGCCAGCCGTATTCCTCGTCGCCTTCAACAATAAGGTGGCCGATGCCGCATGTTGGCTTGTCGAGATGATCTAGGTAAACGGCATAGACGCAACCCTCGTCCTGCTCAAGCAGTTCACGCAGACGATCAATCATTTGCCTTGCCCCCGATACTTCTTCCATGAGCGCCGCTTGTGCTTGTTGCGCGGTCGCGACTGTGCCGACGCACCAATGCTGGTGCGCTTCTTGATCTTGACCTCAGAGTAAGTGCTGAGTCCGATTGCGTTGCGGGCCATTTACTTGCTTACCGATTTGTATTTTTCAAACGTACGCAAGCCGCCCAGCCCTAACATGCCCATGAGAACCGGCATCATCTGCGACATATCTAGCGCAGGCAACTCAACTAGATTGCCTGTCTGCGCGAGAACAAAAGTGATGATTGGCTGGCAGATATAGGACCAAGCAAGGGAGACCCCGCAAGCCCAACCCACGAAGGGCCGCCACCCGGCGACGAACACAGAGCGATGCGCCGCTTCAGTCTTGTTTATTTCAAGCTGTGCGAGATCAATCTTGGCAAGATGCTCCGTCAGTTGAGCCTCAATCTTGCGCTCCGCTTCGGCGCGCTTCTTTGGGTCTTCCGGCAGGAAGGAACCCACCACATCTTTGACCAGCGGCAGTACCGCCGGGAGCAATGCACCAATCATTTTGAATCTCTAAATTGTTTGAGGTGATCTACCTCGACGCGCAGACGTTCGGCTTCGCGCGCTCGACGCTCCATGTTCGCCGGGTCGAGCATTGACGATAGAACGCCCATGCGCTGCGTCAACGTCTCAACTTGCGTATGCACCCGGTCAATGCGCGTGTCCATCTTTCGCAGTCTAGCCTCAACGTCCTTCAGCGTTTCCATGATCGCTTTCACTTGGTAGCGAACCACGGCAAAAGCCCCCGCCAGACTGGCGAGCGTCGAGCCGAGGGAGATGAGAAGCTTATAGTCGTCCATGTTAGCGCCTGTTGCGCCACCATTCGTGAATACGGATGCAAGTCCACACGATACTGATCGCCGCAGCGATAGGCGGCAACCATTCGGCCAACGTGCCGATCACAAGCGCGAGGGAAGCCGCGTCAACCAAGTCTTTGTGAAAGTCCATTACGCGGCCTCGCCCACTTTAATTTTGCCCACCATGCTAGGCGCGGTACACCATTGCCCGTTTTGCTGGAACCACACCGTCCATGTGTCGCGTGACAAATACATACGCATGGGGACACCACCGTTCGTCTCTAGTTCAAGCGCAAGTTCCTCGCCCGCTTTTCTGGACGCCTCGTCTGCCTCTGCCACATCTGACACGCAAGCAAGCTGTTGTGCGGAAAGCGGTGTTGCGAGCAGACACGCGGCGATGACGAGCGCGCCACGCATTACGGCTTTGTAGGCCAGACTGGGTTGGCAGCGTCTGTCGTGTTCGCGGGTAGGTCGCGCAATGCCTGTCGGTAAGCCGACTGTGCGTCGCTCATAGCTGGGCTGTCGGGCAGCGCCCACCAGTCTGTCTCGCCAAGAAGCCGGTCACGCTCGGCGCGGAGTGCGGCCCACGGCTCGTCCGCCGTGAGGCGCACGACTTCCGCGTCGATCTCAGCGTCGGTGGGCTGGTTGATGTCGTCGCTATCCCACCTAATCGTGTCGCCGCTAACCACCCACTCAGCCGTGGGCGCGAGACTGCGGAGAGCGTCTGCTTTGCTTGCCATAATTATGCTCCGATCTCTATCAGCGTTATCACGCTAGTCGCATTGCCGCTGGCATCATTACGCTGTGCTTGCACCGTACCGCTTTGGTCGATGCGCTTGAACTGCGTCTTGTAGGTCGTTGATGCAGTCGTGCTTGGGCTGTCCAAATACGGCAAATAGTGGGTGCCACTTTGGTTCTCGACATTGGAAATTTGGTTGAACTCAATCACCTGAGTAGAGCCGCGCACGATGTTCACCGCAGCGACTGCTCGCCCGCCAGCACTCGTAATCTGCTGCGCCGCAAGCACTAGGATTTTGCTGCTTGTAGCGGAAGGTGTAATGCTCGCGCTCAAGTTGGTGTCAGCGTATGAACTGCTTGTGCTGGTCGCTTGGGTCGATGTGCTTGCCTGAACCACCTGAAGCACCTTGCCGCCACCAACGTCTTGGAATGTCGGGGCAGAACCAGAACCGTTTGAGGTCAGCACCTGACCGCTCGTGCCAGTCGCCGTAACGCCTAGCGCGCTGGTTCCGTTTCCGTATAGAACGCCATTCGCGGTAAACGTGCCCGCGCCCGTGCCGCCCTGCGCTACACTCAGATCAGTCGTTAGTCCGGTCAGCGCGGTGATGTCGCTGTTTGATCCAGACGCGGCAGCACCAAGATTAGACCGCGCAGTAGCTGCGTCAGACGCACCCGTGCCGCCATCTGCTACGGCAAGGTCTGTCGTCAGGGTCAGCGAGCCAGCCGCAACAGCGCCCGCGTCGCTAATTGTAACCGTGCTGTTCTGCACTAGCTGACCGCTGGTCGTGTCCCATCGCACGGCTGCATTGTCTGTTACCGACGCACCCGGCCCCGATACATCGCCCGACCCAACACCATCAGCGCCCTTATCACCCGCGCGGGTGAAGCCGATAAACGTATCCTCTGCGTTGGAGAACGTGCCGGATGACGCAACATGCGTAACCGCAATCTGGAACCAGCCCGTGTTGTCGGTCAGCCCCGTGATGTTGAATGTCGCAACATCGCCGCCGCCTGTGCGGAACACCAGCGTACCCTTGACCGTGTTCGTGCTGTCGTCAAACAGCGCGATGTAAGCGGACTGGTCAACACCGTTGGCGTCCAGATCGTCAATCGCAATGGCTGTAACGCTGGCGACCGTGGCGTTGTTGAAGCGCACGTTGCCGCTGCCGGGGTCGGCCATCGTCGTCGTGGTCGAGAAGTTGTAGCCAATGACTTGCGCCGCGACAGACGATACGTCGCCGCTGATACCGGCCACGGTCGTTACGTCGCTACTGATACCAGCAACGGTCGTCACGTTAGAACTGATGCCCGCAACCGTGCCAATGTCTGTGCCATCTGCCGCAACGGTCGTCACATCGCTGGAGATTCCGGCGACCGTCGTGACGTTGCTGCTGATACCGGCGACCGTGTTGATGTTTGATGCGTTACCAGCAACAGATGTCACGTTGCTGCTGATACCAGCGACAGTCGTGACGTTTGACGAAATGCCTGCGACCGTAGAGACGTTGCTGCTAATGCCTGCGACAGTCTGAATGGCGTCCGTCGCGTCGGTGCCGTCCTCGATGTCCGCAAGCGTGGCGATGTCAGTCGTGACGGCGGCAAGCGTTGTTACATCGTCAGACGACGCGCCCGCTTCCGGGTTGCCGGTCGTGGTGTTGAACGCCAGATACTTGCCCTTGCGCGAGTCCTTCGCGGGGAGCGTCATGTTGATGGACGCCGGGTCTGTAACCGGAGCGGTTAGCGCGCGATCCGAAAGCTCCAGCAGTTGCTGGTCAAAGATCGTGAGAGCGTCAAGCTGCTCGTTAATGGCAGAGGCGCGGAAGTCACCAGCCGTCACAAAGTCCGTGGTGCGCTCAATGTCCCGCGACCCAACGATAATGATCTGGTCGTCTGCATCCGGCGTGGTCGGGACGTTCGTGCCCGTCACGATGGTAACGCTACCCGTGCCGTTCGCGTTGATTGTCACCGTGTAGTCGGTCGTGAGCGTCAGCAGCGTCGTGTTGAAATATACGTCAATGTCCGTCTGAACCAATACTTCAAACGAGAAGGCGTACGGCCCTAGACCGGCTGACCCGGTATAGACAACACGCCGCGTTACTGCGTTAATGTTATAGTTTGCCATTAGCTTGCCTCACATCTGCGGGATTCTACCCCCATAAGGTGTAAATTTCTATCGTCTGATTTCTGCCGCGATTTCGCCTAGATTTCCAACGCCTGCCGCACCAATGTCCGGCGCACGAGACGGCGTGGGCTTGCCGGGACGCCACCAATACTTTTGCCCTCGTTCTCGACGCATCTTGTTTTCAAGCCTGCGGAATTTGCGCCCTGCATCTGGGTCAGCCATCTTGCGAAGGTTGTCAAAGATGATGCGCTGCATAGCTAGGCGCGCATAGAATGTTGAGCCGCCGGGTAAATACCTCTCCGCAAACCGTATTGCCTCTGGCCCAATGTCTGTGTCTTCGCCCTGCACTGCCTGCATGACATTCCCAACGGTAAGATCAAGAACATCACCAGCCAAACCAATACGAGGCCCGGCCACCGTTTCGGCAAGACCGCGATCAAACCTATTTCTGTTGGAGAACAAGAAGTCGCCAAGGATACCCATGCCGCCGCCAGCAAGAAAAGCGGCACCCCAAAATTCCATGTTAGGAGCGCCATCTTCGTCAAACATTTCTAGCGGGTCACGACCTTTTGAAATCTCTCG